GCCCTGCTTAGCGGCGATGCCGTTGCCGACGGCGTAGCCGATGATGGTGGTCAGGATCGGTACGCCGGTCTCGGACGTAATCGCGTCCACGCCCATGAGGATCGTGATGCAGATCATGCCGACCAGGGCGATCAGGGCTTTTGACGGGTTGGCGATATTCACGATGGGCTCCGACGGTCAGGTCAATTCGTTCAGGATTGCGGTGAACGTGGTGTCCACCATGTCGGGCCTGTCTGCCATGGTAGGGCTGATCTCAATGTGAGTCCACGAGCCACCTCGACCGATTTTGTTGGAGTCGTAAACCTGCCAGCCGGACAGCAGACCTCCGGTGTCGCGGTTACAGCGATAGGCGGCCCCGAACCTTTTGGTCGGTATCCAGGCTCCGCTGTAGTCGTGGATCGCTTCGACCTGAAGGCGGTCGCGGTGCTGGTAGGCGAAGTCGATCACGTTGCGCAATTGGTCGCGGTTGCCTCCGACGTCGCAGGCGCGGCCGGTGGCGTGCACTGACCAGCCGGCCCCAGGGCCGTTTACTTTGCGGTTGGCGTAGATGCCGAGGTTGCGGACGCCGTACAGGAATACCATCCAGTCGACGAATCGGCGGGTGCCTGCTCGAACACCGCTGGCACGGTCACGGTTGCCGGTGTACGGCCTCACGACGGCGGTGTCGGCCAGACGGCGTTGAGTGGGTCGGTCGTGTTGGCCGGGAGGTCGCGGAGCTGTTGACGGTACGCTTTCCAGGCGGCGGTCGGTGTCGGCGAGTCGCCGAGCACGGTCCAGTCGCAGGACGAAAGGATTGCATTGCGTTCGGCGCGCAGGTTTGCCCACGCGCGGTCGACGACCTCGAGAGCGTCGCGTTGTGCTTGGTCAATTTCGGCTTGTGTCAGCGGTCGGTTTTCGCTGGTGCCGTCCGGGTAAAAGATGGTGATTTCCATTAGTCCGCCATTCCATAGACAGTAATAAGGCCGGTCATGTTTCCGCCCAATAGGGTGTTGACCAGCCAGGTGAAACCGTCATACGAAGTGTCCGGTGAGTGGTTCCAGCCGAATTCTGCGACGGTAAAAGTGTTGTAACCGGATTGCGTTGATGCATGTCCAGTGGTTTGTGTTGCTTGTTGCGGTCCAAACAGGGTGATCGTTCCGCAGTTTCGACTGGTGTCGGCTGTCGAGCCGCCCCAACCAAATTGGGCGTAACTTGCGCCAGTGGTTCTTGCGCCTGCGATGGTGGTGCTGTCTGCGCTCATGCGCTGGTATGTGTAACTGCTCGACGAGTCGGAGCCAGCCGCTCGAAGTCGAAACCCTTGATCTCCGGCCGTTGTTGCTAATTGGCAGTACCACATGACCAGGTAATTGGCGTAGTCAGCTGTAAAAACGCCGTTGAGGCTAAGAGTTGAGGTGACGGCCGAAAAACTGACTGATCCGTCGGTATTGATCGTTGCTGTGCCACCACCGACGGCGACTGATGTCGGTTTCATAATTGAAAGTCCACTTGCGATTGAGCCCCAAGCGGCCGAACCAGAACCATTGGCGATTGGTACTTGACCATTTGTGGCCGAGGTCGGGTCGAAAATGTTGAGATTTGTGCCGATGTTGTTGACCTGCGCGGCGGTCAATACATCGCCGTCAACAAAGTCGGTCTTAGTAGGCCAAGTCATAGGGTCTCCTAGAGGGTGTTAGTGCCGAGAATACCGAATTCGGTACTTCCCAGGATGAAAGCGGTGGATAGTGGGTATGCCGTGGTAAAGGTGCTGATCCAGCGGTCGGGTGTGATGTCGGTGGTGTGGCCCTGGATCGTGAGGCGCAAAGTGATGTCGGTCGAACCGGCCATGGATTTGGTGACAATGACCGGGTCGCCGATTTCCATGGCAAGGCCGGCCGCGACTCGGCTGGTGTCGCTGGACATGTCCAGGGTAAAACTGTCAATGCGAATGCGTGGCTGTTTGCGGTAGTTGAGGATTGCCGTCGCTCGAGACAGGGCCAGGGCGTTGGTTTCCATCATCAGGCCGGATCGGTTGTATGACCGTAGGAAGTATTCGTCGATCGATGCCGAATCGGAGACAGTCTGGGGCGAGCCGGAGAGCCGGGTGAGGGTGACTTCGTTGGCGAGTTCGGTTTCGTCGTAGTTGATGTCGATGTCTTGGTATTGGATGTCGACGCCGTTGTCGTCAAATTCGTATGGGGTGCCGTTTGCTTTCAGTGCGAGGGTCGTTCGGCTGTAGTAGACGGCTTTGCCGTCGTGATCAACAAAAAACGCGCCAAGATCGGATTGTTCAACGGTTTGGATTGCGCCGAGGGCGGGTCGGAAACCGCCGGGGTCGTTCTCGAGTTCGGTGTCGCCGAGGTCGATGGAGCGTTGGCCGGACGGCCAGTCAATTGCGTCAAGGATCAGATCGATGCGTTCGCCGGGCAGGTCTTTGTTGGCGGCTCCGGCGACGGTGTCGATGTTGGCGAGCTGCATGAGGCGGAAGCCGTCGGTGGCTTGGATCGTGACGATGGCGTAGTCGGCGGAGGCGTCGGCCCAGGTGTAGTCCCAGGAGGTAATGAAACCGGCGAATAGGGCGTATTCGGTGCCGTTGTAGGTCGTATGGATTTTTACCTGCCGCATGGGCTTGATTTCGGGGTAGTACGGGCTGGAGGTGTTGGCGGGGTTCCAGTCGCCGTTGAAGTCCAAGAATTCGATGGTGGCTTCGCCGGGTAGGTATTGCTCGAACATTCGGTCTCGGCCGTGGCGGGTTGAGATGCGGGTGACTTGGCTGGAGATGTCGATTTCTTGGATGGTGCTGGAGGCGAGGATGTTGGTGCCGAGGATGCCGTCTAGTTGGTCGCCTAGGATCAGTGGGTCGCCGAATGAGGCGCCGACGCCGAGCCGGATGACGGTGACGGGTTGGCAGGGCAGGGTCACGAGTTGGAATAGACCAGCGGTGCGCCGTTGCGCTGGCTGTCGATCAGGCCCTTACGGACGGTGTTGACGAGGTCGCGTTCGGTCACGACGGAACCTGCGACGTTGACGGTGACACCACCAGCTGCCATTCGGTTGCCGCGGCCCAGGCTGATCGGGGTTTCGCCGATTGGTCGACCGCCTGATCCGATTTCGCCGATACCTCCCATGCCTGGTGGCAAGACTGGCATAAATTGAACTTCGCGTGCTCGAGCCAAATAAGCAAGGATTGATTCAATTTGGTCGATTTTTGCTTGATCCAGCATCGCAATAAATTCCGATTTTTGTTCCTCGGGAATGCTGTCAATGCTGGCGATGTATTCGCCGACTTTAAGTCGTGCTTGGTCAAGGCTTGCTTCTGACTGGCGGAGTGAATCGGGCGTCGCTTCAGCAAATGCTTGGATTGCGGCGTCTTTTGCTTGGTCGAGAACGTCAATCAGATTTCGCCAAGCCTGGCGTTCATCGATTTCGCCTTTAAGTTCTTTCAGTGCATCTTCTACCGAAACGAAGCCGCGTGTGAGGTCTACGGTTGTGTCGTAGGCCTCAATCATCGCTTGGGTGCCCTCTTTCCATGCTTGCTCAAGGAAGTAGGTTTCTGGGATTAGGTCGCGGTCTAACTGTTCGTACAGTTCGTCCAATGTGATGCCGAGAACTGACGCCATGTAGTTCAGGCTTTGTTCATCGTTTGCGCCAAGTTCTCGCGCGATGTCGGACATACTTTTGCCCATGGTCTGGGCCTTTTCAATGGTTTCGGCCAGGCCTTGGTCCAGTGTTCCAGTGAATTTGCTCAGCACCTCGAGAACAGGAAGTAAAACGTCTAAAACACCTTTAAGCGCAGGGACCAGGGTGTCGTTTGCGAATTTTGCAAAGTCGACAGCTACCGGAAGCAGCTTTTGGCCGATCTCAATTGCCGTATTTTCAAGTTCTGCTTTGAGAATTCGTTGTTGGTTGGCAAGACTGTCTGAGGTTCGAGCGAAGTCGCCTTGCGCGTCGCTGCTTTGCTTAAAGATTGCGGACTGTGCGGCCAACACCTTTTGTTGCGGTGTTAAGGCCTGGTTGGTCGTATTGATAAGTCCGAGGGCTAATGCCTCTTGTTTAAGTGTGGCGTCATCCAGAAGGATGCCATAACGACGCAACGGTTCGTTTTCGCCTCGGAGAGCTGCGCCGAGAGCCATGACCGCGTCCTCGGGCGTCGTGTTGTTAAACGACGCGAGGTCTGATGCAAGGGTTGTGAAGTCGATTGTGAATTGAGATAGGTCGTCGTTTGCCAGGCCGGCCGCTTTGCCGAATGTCCCGAATGTGCCTGCGGCGTCAAGAACGTCTTGTTTTGATTGGCCCAGTGTTTGTGCTGCGCCGTCAGCAAATTCCATGACTGCGTCGGATGCTTCGCCGAATACTTCGCCGATTTTTGCTGTCGATTCCTCAAAATCAGATGCAGCGGAAATGGCTTTTCCGGCAACTGCGACCAGTGCGCCGCCTACGACCGCGGCAAATGCTCCGGCGTTTGCTTTGACGGCGTCAAATGACGCGTTCATTCCGGCCTTAAATTTGCCTAGGCCACCTTCGGCTTCGCTGACTTTGGTTCGGAAATTGTCGAACGCCCCTTGGGCCGATTTGAGGCCAGCATCAACGAATTCAGTGACTATCGGGATGTTGATTGCCATGTCAGCCGCTCTTGTAGGTATTGGATAGGTCGCGGTTCATAATTTGTTCAACGCGATTGATGATTGGGGTCATGTTGCGCTGTATTTCGTCCAGTTGGCCTTCGGCGGTGCGCCACATGAACCGGGATGGCGGGCCGAGTCGGCTGGTAAGTGCCAAGGCGAACTTGGGTCGGCGTCGGGCTTGTGGTGCTCGAGACGCCTGGCCTCCGGCGCGGCCGGCCATGTCAACGATCGCGGTGGGTGCGTCTTTGGTGGTGACGCGCACGACGTTAGTGACGGTGCGGCCGGGCCGGTCGACATAGCGGCGCGGTTTACGGGTATCGAGCTTGACGGCGACTTTTTTGCGGTTGCCCCAGCCGGTTCGGCCGTTGTGATCCATGCCGGACAGCGGGGGCCCGCCGGGCACCTCGGAGTTGATTGCGTCGGCCAACGGCTGAACGACGGCGCGTATGTCCTTGCGGATTTCCTTAGACAGTTCCTTGTCCAGTTTGTTGAGGTCGCGGAGCGTTTCCTTGAGGCCGACTACTTGGGCTTTCATGGTGCTCCTTTCTGATCCTCCTCGACTAATTGTCGCACCATGTCCTCCACAATCGAATGAGGGCTGTCCAGCAGTTCTCGAGGCGAGATGCCGGTACGGAGGGCGAGGGTGGCTATGAGTCGGGTTGCTTGTCCTTGGTTTTGCCTTTTGGGATGAAGTCCACGTCGCCGAGCTGGTCAATGAACGACGGCCACGCCTTACAGGGCACTTTGGCCTTGAGGCAAGCCTGGTAGGCCAAATAGGCGATCTGCTTAAACTTGACTTCGCGAACCATGGCCTCCATGGCCTGGCCTGGGTGGTGGTCCTCCCAGGCGCAGGCCACGGCGTAGGTCACGGGTACCTCGTGTTCGTGGTCGTCCTCGAGCGTGATTTTGAGGTTCCAGCCAATCATCTGTCGGGCTCCTAACTGGTTGGGTTACGGGTTGGTGATGTCGCGGGCCCAGGTGCCGCCAACAAAGTTGACGCTCACCATGGACAACTCGCCGACGGTGCCGACGATTGGCGTGAAGCCTGCCAGGAACGCGCCGGTGATCGTGTATTCGGGGTTCGATGCGGACTCTGTGGTGCCGTTCGGCGAGATCGTGAGCGTGACGGCGTCGTCGCCGACCACGTCGTAGAGCGTGGCTTCGACTTCGCTGGAGCCGTACGAGTTGAACATTTCCAGGGTCACGTCGACGGACTGGAGGCCCTTTGTGTAGGCGCGGCCGGTTGCGCCCATGGCGGTGACCTCGAGCTGGTCGTAGCCGATGGTAAGGGTGACGGATCGCACCTGGTCCGAAACGTCGACCGCGCCGATGGCGACGGAGGCGTTGGACAGGACGACGGTGGTGGTAGCCAAGGTTTTCTCCTAGTGGGTGTGGGCGCCGTAGCGCGATGTCAGGTCGTAGGCGGGCAGTTCTTGGGTTCCGATCTGTGCCAACGATGGTGTGCCAGCGACGATCGCGAGGGATCGGCGTTGGATGAGGGTGTCGACTGTGGTGAAAATCCAGTCGAGGGCGTCTTGGTTGCCTGGCGGTGCGCCAAGCACACGGAGCGTCCAGGTGAGGTCCAGCACTTTGGGCGTGACTGCGGTGATGGTTGGGAGCTCGACGAAAATGGTGAGTGGGCGGGCGTTTCGCGGGTCGGTGACGGGTACGAAACCGGCTGCGGTGATCTCGGTGGTGAGTGCGGTGCGTACGTCGTTGAGAGGGCCT